TTAAGAAATGTTGCTTATATAATGGACGTTTATTGTACACTTTACAATATGGTAGGAGATATTACATTTGCGGGAGACGGTACTCCGCTTGATACAAACAAAGGTCAATGGGATATATCATTTGAGTGGGATGATAGTATTTTAACAGATGTGGATGAAGAGCTTAATAAGAGAATCAATCTTATGTCCCAAGGCATTATGTCAAAGCTTGAATTGAGAATGTGGTACTTCGGTGAAACAGAAAGACAAGCACAAGAAGCATTGACAAAAGCACAAGATGAATCTTTACAGAGTGTGGAAGAGAATCTTATGGTTGAATCAAACATGATGGCTCAAAATGCTAAGGCAAAGATGGTGAATAGCTAATGTTAAGTGATGAAGCATTAGATGAATTAACAAGAGTATTGATTGAAAGACAAGAAGCAATTAATACTTATGTTATCAGAAAAATAGCACATAGAATTAAGCAGATTGGAGAGGTATCTTCTTCCGATGTTAGCCAATTAATTCAGCTAAGAAATATTGGTGCAGATGTACGCTTGATTAATGAAACGCTTGCAGGTTTAACTAACCTGCAAGTTGTTGAAATTAAAAGCATTATCAAAACAGCGGCACTAAATTTTTATCTTGATGCAAGGCCATTTTATGATTATAGGCATAAAGCATTTATACCATACAAAGATAATAAATACTTGCAAAGAGAAGTTGAAGCGATAGCAAGACAGACGGCAGGTACATACAGAAACATTTCCAAAGCACAAGCTTTTATGATAAGGGATTTGAAGAACCCACAGAAGCTTATTCCTACATCAATTTCTAAAACCTATCAGAGTGTTGTGGATGAAGCTATACAAGCGGCTCAAACGGGAGTGATTGATTATAATACAGCTATGAGGAGAACCCTGAATCAGCTTGTGGAAAGTGGGTTAAGACAGGCTGTATATAATACAGAATCGGGTAAAGTATATTCACAAAGATTAGACACAGCAGTTAGGAGAAATATACTTGACGGAATCAGAGCTGTGAATCAAAAAGTTCAGGATATCACGGGAGAAGAATTTGGAGCAGACGGAGTTGAAATTTCAGTACATCAAAATCCTGCTGAGGACCATGCTGAAATGCAAGGGCACCAATATACCAAAGCAGAGTTTGAGAAGATGCAAAATGGAGAAGATTTTAAAGATGTACAAGGGCGAAAGTATGTTGGATTTGAACGTGCTGTAGGTACATTGAATTGTAGGCATTTTGCATTTTCAATTGTAATTGGAAGTGCTCCTCAGAATTATTCAGATGAACAATTGAAGAAGATACTTGAAGCAAATGAAAAGGGATATACATTACCAAATGGAAAGCATTTGACAATGTATGAATGCACACAAAGACAAAGAAAAATTGAAACAGCAATTAGGCATGCTAAAGATGGGCAGATAGCGGCGAGAGAAGCTGGAAATACGAAATTAGCACAGCATTATCAAGCAAAAATAAATCAGTATACAAAAGAGTATAAAGCCTTTTCTAAAGCGTGTGGATTAAGTGAAAAACGAGAGAAAATGACCGTAGCGGGATATCGAAAAATTAAGGTGTAAAATCTTTACAAATTGGAATGGATATTATATAATACAAGTGAGGGTTTGTTCCTCCTTTGTTGGGCGGTGAGCGTTCCAGTTAGGGAACCGCTGGAGTGCTTACTGCTTGCAAAGAAAATTGGAAGGGAGATAACTCAATGGATTCTATAATTGCAAGTGTAATTACCGGCGGATTAGCGTTAGTTGGAGTTATATTTACAAACATTATGAGTAACCAAAAGATTGAGCATAAGCTTGAAGTTAATCAAGCTATAACAGATACAAAGTTGGACAATTTATCAAAAGAAGTTAAAGAACATAATTCAAATGTACAACAAGTACCTGTTTTAATCGAAAAAGTGAATAATTTGGAAATGCGTATTGATAGGGTTGAGCATAATGGGCAATAAAGCCTTTATGATATATAGTCTAGCATAAAGACATTTAAAGAAATGCACATTCGGTGGATACTGTAATCCACAATTAAACAAAACAGATATAAAGAATGTAGGAGGAAACAAACATGAAGATTGAGGACATTTTCAAAGATGCCGAAACCCTAACGCTTGAACAATTTCAAGCAAAAGCAAAGGAAGGTGGTGCGAATTTTGCAGACTTATCCGAAGGCAAGTATATTTCAGTGAGTAAGCATAACTCCGAAATACAAGCCAAGGAAGACCAGATAAGTACGTTAAATGACACACTTTCAGACCGTGACAAAGACCTAGCAAGCTTAAAGGACCAGCTGAAAGATGCAGGTAATGATGCTGAAAAGTTATCAACGGTATCCGCTGATTTAACAGCATTACAAAGCAAGTATGAAGAGGATACAAAGGCATTCCAAATCAAACTTGATAAACAAGCTAGAGAATTTGCCATCAAAGAACATGCCGCAACAAAGCACTTTTCAAGTGATGCGGCGAAGCGTGATTATATACGCACAATGCAAGATTCAGAAGATGTTAAGTTAAAGAAAGGTGAATTACTTGGCATCAAAGATTTTGATGAAGCGTATAGTAAGGACAATGAAACAGCGTTCATAAAGGAAGAGAACAAAGAACCGCAACAGCCGACAGAGCCGCCTGCATCTAGTCTTCCGATGTTTGCACAACAGACACCCGGAGAAAGCGGAACGCAGGCACCGTCAGGTAAAGAAAGCTTCGGTTTTAGTTTTATTCCTCAAACACAGCAATAAGTTTATTAAGGAGGTAAATAATTATGCCAAGTGCACCCGCAAACAATGGCGGAACTTACATGTCCGCAATTAACTATGCAACCGATTATCTTAGAGAGCTTGCACAAGCTTATCCCTATGTACTCTATTTTAATCAGCTTAGAAGCGTTGAGAATGATAGGCGTTATAAGTGGGTTGATGCAAAGACCATTAAGATTCAGCACATTGATACCACAGGTCGTGTTGATGCAGACCGTGATACAATTGCATTAGCTCAAAGGAACTATGAGAATAGTTGGGAGACCAAGACCCTTGAACATTTCAGAAAGTGGTCAACACTTGTACACCCGATGGATATTCAGGAATCAAGAATTGCAACAATCGGTAAGATAACAGATTCTTATAACCAGTTCCAGAAGTTCCCCGAAATGGACGCTTTCCTGATATCAAGACTTTATTACAGGTACACCACTAATATAGCGGATGAAGGTTATGCGGGCGGAGCTCCTGATTCAACAGCAGTATCAGTTAACAATGTTATTGATATCTTTGACCAGATGCAGTTGAATATGAACAATGCAAGAGTTCCTCTTACAGGCAGGATTCTGTATGTAACTTATGAGGTTATGCAGATGTTTGAGAACACATCAAGGTGGACACGTTCAATCAATGTACAGCAGAACAGCGGAAGAATAAGCCGTGGTCTTAATTTACTTGATGGCGTTGAAATCATTCCTGTTCCTCAGGAGCTTATGCAGACCCTTTATGATTTTACAGTTGGTTGGAAGCCTGTTGCAATGGCAGGTAGCATAAAGATGTTTATGTGCCACCCGTCAGCAATAATCACTCCTGAAATTTACGAGGCAGTTAGACTTGACCCTCCGTCAGCAATGAGTGAGAACAAGTGGAACTACTATGAGGAATCTTATGATGATGCATTCGTCCTTAACAGGCGTCAGGGAGCATTGCAGTTCAATGTTACAACACCTACGTTTTCATCAATTGCAAATCCTACTGGAAATCCTTCTAAGCAGGGATATTGTGAGAAGATTGGTACATCGGATGAGTACAAGTATTCAACAGATACTACGGTTGATGTATCCAAGACTTACTATAAGAGGACAGCTTAATCAAAGCTAAGAGGAGAACAAACTATGGCTATGGTGATTAAGGGAAATTCCCTTATAAGCATTCCGGATAATCGTGTTGATGATTATTTGGCAAGAGGATATGATTTAGCCAATGAAGCGGGGACAGTTGTTAAGAAAGCTGTCCCCACGGATAAGGCTGAATTGCAAAAGCTATATACAGAGCAGGTTGCGGAAATAGCAAACTTAAAGAATCAGCTTGCTGGAAAGAATCAACTGGAGAAGAATGACGAAGAGCTTGAAGCAGTAAAGAAAGAGCTTGCAGAAATACAGGAAAGTTATGATAAGCTTGTAAAGATGTATGAGGAGCTTGAAGAAGAGAGAGATAATCTCCAAGCAGAAGTTGAAAAACTTAATGCACCAGCTCCGAAGAAATCAACAAGAGCTAAGAAATCAGAGTAACAAAAAGGACGGTGGATGGGAATGTATTTAACTTATGAACAATATCAAAGCTTAGGTGGTACATTATCAGAAGCCGTTTTTTCTGATTGTGAAATGGAAGCGGAAGCACTTGTTAACTGGTATACATTTAACAGGCTGAAAAATGTAACACCTATCTCCGAAGATGTGCAAAAGTGTATGTATATGTTGATTAAGTACATAGCATTACAATCAGGAATTGATGGTAGTGGAACAGTTGGTTCAGATGGTACGATATCAACAACAGGAGCGGGAATAGCTTCTGAATCAAATGATGGTGTTTCAAGAAGTTATAATGTGCTAAGTGCTCAAGAGTTAATGGACAATGCGAAAGCCAAGATTGATAGCATTATCAAGATGGCGTTATCAAGTGTTGTTGATAGTTTAGGTAGGAAAGTTCTGTACAGAGGGTTATACAAAGGTGAGTAATTATCCGGATTGGTGGGACAAAACAATAACAGTTTATAACCGACATGAAGATGAATTAACCCATCTTGTCAGCTGGTACAGGCACACAGTTGAAGGATGTTTTTACAAGAGTGTTGGAGAAACTGTTAATATCAATAATGTGAAGTTAGACACCAATAATATTTTGTGCAGAATTCCTATCAAAGCTGAATATTTAGCTCCATATGAGTGGGCGGCATTAAGTAACGATTCAAAACCACTTTATTTTACGCTTAAACAGGGAGATATCATAGTGTTAGGTAATGTGAGTGATGAAATCAGCGAAACAACGCCTGGTAATCGCTCTACGGACCTACTAAAGAAGTATAAAGCATTGCAAGGGTGCTTGATTATACAAGAGGTTGGAGATAATACAGGAAACGGACTTGGAATAAAGCATTATCATGTAAATGGTATTTAAGTATGGCACATGTTAAAGTTAGTGTAAAAGTGGATGAGGATGCGATAGCAGGTAGGCTGAATGCAATCTTACATGATGATTCAGTAATGCTTGAAATTCATAATTTGCTTAGAAAAATGTGTGACCCATACGTTCCGTTTTTAAATGGACCACTATCTCAAACAGCAGAAGTGGAACCGAAGTGCGTAAGATATATTCAACCATATGCAAGATATCAATATTATGGCGTAGGATTTAATCACACACTAGACTATCATCCGCAAGCAACAGCTTTATGGAATGAAGTTATGATGGCAGAAAAGGGAGATGAATTTAAAGAGGGAGTAAAGCAGATTATACAGAGAAAGATGAAGGAGTTATATGGTTGATAAAAATACTGCAATAATTGAATATCTGTTAGCTTGTCCTTCAATAAGAGATAATCCGGTTTTCTTTAATTGCATTCAAGCTAAAGACGGCACAAAAGATATTGTTACCATTGCTAATGATAAAGCGTTAAATAGACCGTATGTGGATGGAAGTGTGCAAAAAAGATTTGCATTTACTATTCAGGATTTTAGGTCAATGACGCCTAATCCGTTAGCATTTATACCTGGTGAACCGCCAGTGTTATATAGCAATGAAAATGTTGAAAACATGCTTGATGTACAGGGTATCATTGATTGGATTGATGAACAAAATGATGCAAGAAATTTTCCTAATTTTGGAGATAAATGTATTATTGATGAAATCAGGACGGTCACTGATAATCCTAATCTAAATGGCATTGATAACAATGTTACACCCGCATTGGGTAAGTATAGCGTAACAGTTCAAATTGATTATTTGGACACAACAAAAACATTATATTAAGGAGGATAAAAATTATGGCTTTTCCGGTACCTAAAACAATTAATTTACAGGATGGTCAGAGAGCAGAGCGTAAATTAATGCTTACAGTCGTTGAGTGGGAAGAAGGTGAAGGAACTTCCACAACCAAATATCGTGAAATTCTTGGAAGGAGAACAGAAGATAGTTCATTGGAGTACAATAATGATATTGCAACTTCAACAGATATACTTGGATATAATTATACCGACCTGAACAAGACACAGCCTCAACAAGATTTTGACCCGTTCCTTGTTATGGGTGGTTCAAGGCTTGCCGCACTTCTTGTTGATGTTATGAACAGGAATGGTCTTTCAGAGCTTAACCAGTTCACAGCTTATGTGATTGATGCATTCCTTGGAAATTCAACAAGTGGATATGAAGCAGTTAAGCATACAGGTTGTACAATCACTCCTAACAGTATTGGCGGTGATGTTAACGTTAATATGCCGATATCACTTTACCTTAGTAATAATCTTACCACTGGTACAGTTGATAAGCTGTCAGATGATTTTGTATTTACAGCAGATGCTTAATAAAAACAAGGAGGAACAACTTTCATGATAACAGCTACCGAAGTTAAAAATAACGTTCCCATTGATGAATCCGATATCATTGATATTGAGATAAAAGAAACTCGGAAAAAGAGATTCAGATTGGATAGGGACAATAACAGGGTTATTGAATTGAATACTTCCGATTTAACCATCTTAAAGCGACTTGAAGAAGTTTATCCGAAGCTTTTAAGTTTTGTGAATGAAGCTCAAGATGAAATCAAGTCTGGTGAAACTGATGAAGAAACACAGAATAAAGCTATAGACCAACTTTTTGTAATTGATAGTAAGATGCGTGAGCTTATCAATTATGTGTTTGATTCGGATGTTGCGGATAAGACGGCTCCAGATGGTTCTATGTATGATTTATTCAATGGCAAGTTCAGGTTTGAATATGTGATTGAAAAGTTGCTTGATTTGTATGATGAAAACTTTACCAAAGAATATGATGCTTTGAAAAAGAACATTGCCAAGCATACAAGCAAATATACAAAAAAGAGGAAGTAAATGTACGATATACCCACATGTGTTGAAGTAAACGGGCAATCCTACGCTATTCGGAATCAAGGTGATTATAGGATGGTGCTGGATTGCTTTGTTGCTTTAAATGATGATGAATTGGATACACAATCTAAAATATTTTCAGCTTTGATTATTTTCTATGAAGGTATGAATGATATTGAAGATTTAGATAAGCTTGGAGATATTGAAGAAGCCATTAAGCAAATGTATAAATTCTTTAATTGTGGAGAAGAGTACCAAGAAGATGATAAGAAGTTTCCTAAATTGATTGATTGGAAAGAAGATTCACAATTGATATGCTCCGCAATTAATAAAGTATCAGGTCAGGAAATAAGAAGCGTTCCTTATATGCACTGGTGGACTTTTATGGGGTATTATTTAGCAATTGGAGAATCTCCTCTTGCTGGTATTGTTGGTATCAGACATAAAATTATTAATGGCGAGAAACTGGAAAAGTATGAGAGAAAATTCCAGCATGATAATCCGAAATATTTTAAAAATATTAATAATCAAGTTGATAAAGAGTATGAGGAATTTATCAAAAGTGTTTGGAATAAAGGGAGTTAAATATGCCAAGTCCTACTGATATTGAATTAAGTGTTGGTTTATCAACAGATGATATAAAGAAATCCGCAAACGAATTACAGGGAGCTATCAAAGATGTTTTTGATAAGTCCTCTGGTAAACAGCTTGATAAAAATTTGGAAAGTTTAAAGAAACAAATGAGTGCTTCCGCAGTGAAAGCACAACAACTTTCCGAACAACTTAGAAAGCTTGAATCCACTAAAATTCCCACACAAGAGTATAAGGAAATATCAGCTCAAATTGCACAGGCGGAGAATAAGTTAAATAAGTTGCGTGATATGGAAGAACGTTTTGTGGAAACAGGTCGAAAGATAAGTCCACAAAAAATGAAGGACATGCAATATGCCGCCGCCGAGCTTGAAAATACAATAGAATATGCTAAGGGAGAATTACAAGATTTAATTGATACTGGTAAAGCATTTACTTTGGGTTCTGATACAGAGCAGTATTCTAAAGTGGCTGATAGTTTAGCCAATGTTAATAATCAATCAAGATTATTACTTACAAGATGGAATGAACAAGCTGATGCAGAAAACAGAGTAAATATGCAATCAACAAAATTACAAGCTATAATGCAATCTTTAAGTAGGATAATGCGTACACTTGGTAATTCTATTAAAAGCACTTTTAAAGATATGGTGAATATTTTTAAAAGTGCTGTTAGTAGTGCAAAGAAATTTGCTTCCACAATAGCTTCTATACCTTCTCATTTTAAGAGAGCTTCAAGTTCACATATGGACTTCAATAAAGGGCTCAAGAGAGGGATTATCACAATCCTAAAGTACGGTTTCGGTATTCGGTCGCTATATTTTCTGTTTAGAAAATTAAGAACGGCTGTAGCTGATGGTATTAAGTCAGTTGTACTTTGGGAAGGCGAGAATGGGAGATTAAATAAATCAATCAGTGCTTTACAATCTTCACTTGCAACATTGAAAAACAGTGTCGGAGCAATGGTTGTCCCACTGATAAATTCACTTGCTCCTGCTATTACAAAAATCATTGATTTAATCACACTTGCGATACAGAGAATATCACAGTTTATTGCCGCACTTACAGGGCAGAAAACTTATCTTGTTGCAACAAAAGTTCAAGCCAACTATGCAAAGAGTTTGGATAAAACTGCTGGAAGTGCTAAGAAAGCAGAAAAGGCTTTAAAGGGTTATTTATCTCCGCTTGACGAAATAAATAAATTTGAAAGCAATAAAGATACTGATTCAGGCGGTGGTGCTGGAGCTGGTGCAGGATTTAAAGAAATGCCTATTGATTCTGGTATGCTTGATTGGATTGAAAAGCTCAAGAAAATGTGGGAGCTTGGAGATTTTACAGAGCTTGGCAGAAAACTTGGAGAAGATTTAAGAGGATTATTAGAATCAATTCCTTGGGATAAGATTCAAGCTACAGCAGGTAAACTTGGTAAGAGTTTAGCAACACTGATTAATGGATTTGTTGAAGTTGAAAGATTAGGCTATGATATCGGAAATACTATAGCTCAATCACTTAATACAATATTCCATTTTGTAAATGAGTTTGTACATAATTTGCATTGGGATTCTATCGGTGAATTTATAGCAGATACATTCAATGGTTTATTTGAAAACATTGATTGGGATTTAATCAAAGATACCGTTGTAACAGGTTTACAAGGTATTGCAGAAGCTATCAATTCATTTATTGAAAACTTCCATTGGGATAATATTTCCAATTTTATTTCTAATGCAGTTAATACTATAACCGCTGGCATTTATGAATTTTTCTCAACCGTAAATTGGGTTGATTTAGGCAAGAATATTGGACAGCAGTTGATGGAATCAATCAGAAAGATAAACTGGCAAGATGTTGGAAGAGCTATTGGTTCAATAATACAATCAGCTATAACGTTTGTGCATAATTTCATTAAGCAATTAGATGCCAAAGATATTGTACAAGCTTTGACAGATATGATTAACGGATTCTTTGAAGAAGTTGATACACAAGAGCTTGGAGAAACGCTTGCAGGTATTATTGACCTTGCCATTGATGTTGCTAAGGGATTTTGGGAAGAGAATAAAGATACACTTAAAGAAGAGGGTAAGAAATTACTTCAAGGATTCTTTGATAATGTGGATAAAGAAGATTTAATTTCAGCACTTAAAGTAATTCTTGAAGCAGTTGTTATTGTAGGTATTGCAAGAGCTATTCCTGGACTATTAGTACAAGGAGCTCCGTTACTATTAAAGGGTTTATTACAGTTAATAAGTTCAGCATTATCTTCATTAGGTTCAACACTTATGCCGATAATTGTTCCTAGATTGGTTTATTTAATGCAACAAATTGGTACAGTTCTTTCGGGTACTGTGGGTACTGTACTTTCAAGTATTGTTGCAGGAGTGTTAGCGTTCTTTGGTGGAGCTGAGGTCGGAAAGAAGATAGGCACATTACTGTTTCCCGAGGACAAAGATTTATATGAGCATTATAAGGGCATAAAGGGAACATTTGAATTATTAAAAGATACTGTTGTTACGCTTGGAGAAAGAACGGGCGAACATCTTAGTAATGCTTGGAATACTGTTAAAGAAGCAGGAAAAACTTTATCAGAAAGAACAAGCGAACATTTTAATAATTTAAAATCCAAAGCTGAAACAAGTTTTGAAAATATAAAAACAGCGGCTTCCACTTTTGCTGATAGAACCAAAGAAAAAATGGATAATGTTCAAAGTAAATTAGCAGAAAGTGGTATTAAGTTTACATCATTTGGAGCTGGTGTAGGCGTTTCAATGGAGGGCGTTAATACTAAAGTTCAAGAAAAAATAGATTCCATTAAAACTAAATTTGGAGAAATGGCCACAACTGTAAGTGAAAAGAAAACAGATATTTCCAATAAAGTAAATGATATGAAAAATAATGTGGCTAATCATTTTGAAAATATGAAGACCAAAGCAGAAAATCTTAAATCTGAATGGTCAAATAAATTTAATACAATTAAGTCTAATATAGATACTTTTAAGAGTAACGCATCCACAGCCTTTAATAATATAAAAAGTACAGTTGATACGTTTAAATCTAATGTATCAAGTACATTTGAAGGAATCAAATCAAATGTGGAAAATCTTAAAAGCAATTGGACTTCAAGATTTAATGAAATCAAATCAAATGTGGATAGCTTTAAATCTAATATAACCAGTGCATTTGAAGGTATTAAATCAGCAGTTATAAATACCGTTCAAGGAATAGCAAATGGAATTAAATCTCCTATAAATGCTGTTCTTAATTCGATAGAAAAAATGGTTAATGGAATTGTTGATGGAATCAATGCAATGGGTGAGAAGTTAGGCTCATTTGATTTTGAAATTCCTGACTGGGTTCCTGGAGATTTTGGTGGTAAGAAGTTTGATTTAAGTTTACCTAAGTTGAATCATGTATCTATACCAAGACTTGCGCAGGGTGCTGTTATTCCTCCGAATAAAGAGTTCTTAGCAATGCTCGGTGACCAGAAGTCCGGTACAAATATTGAAACACCTCTTTCAACAATGATTGATGCATTCAGACAAGTTATGCGTGAGTTTAATGGAAATACAGGAAATAGCGGGAATAACAGTACAGTTATAAAGATAGTATCTCCCGATAATGTAACGCTTGCACAAGCTGTGGTAGAAGGTGGTAAAGTAATTCAAATGAGTTCAGGCAATAATATATTTGAATTAGCAGGAGGTTGATATGAACGATAGATATAGTATAGATGGAGTTGAAATCAGAACACCAATAACATACAAGCCACAATTTGCAACAACTTCAACCGAAGATTCTGATAGAACACAAGATTTGGTTATGCATAATACTCCGATGGGAACTATTGCTAAATATGATATGACATGGGGAGTATTATCGACGGAAGAAGTAAAGACTATTTTAAACGCATGTATAAATAAACCTGATTTTGAATTCCATCATTTTGATATTTTTCAAGGCTGGATAAATAAAAGATTTTATGCTTCTAACTATAGTGTAAATTGTGTTAGAATAACAGATGAAGGAGAGAAGTGGGAAGGGTTATCAATAAACTTTATTGCAGTAAATCCTATATAAGGAGTTAAGATATGAGAATAGCTGACCGAGATTATGTTTTAGCATTACATAACGGAGCAAAAGTTGTAAATTATGCAACTTTTACATTTGCGGATGGACGAACCAAAACTTTAGGACCATCGGATTTTAGAGTAAGCGGTAATACATTTACTGATAAAACTACCGATGGTAATTCTTTTAGTGTTGGTTCGTTTATTGGTAAGACAGTTAATATTTGTATAGACAACACAACAGGTGAATTTGATGGATATGATTTTTACATGAGTAGATTTATTTTAAGGGAATCTATCAAATTAAATTCTAATACGGTTAAGCATGTTGTGATATCTGAATTTACCGTTGTAACAGATGTAACTCCCGGAGCTGTTATAAGGTTTAGCGGAGTTGATTCAACTTATAAATTTGATAAGAAACATAATCTTACAGGTACTAAAACTTTTAAGGAAATTGTAAGTTTAGCCTGTGCTGATTGTTTAGGAAGTTCTACTTTTGATGCAACAGGTAATTTTGATTTATATAATACTTCGGTTGATACAAGTAAGATAGATGCAAATACAACATGGCGACAGATTATAAATTATGTTGCTATAGCCGCTGGATATAATGCTTATATTGACCCTACTGGCTTATTAAAATTTAAGTGGTATGATTTTTCAGTGTTTAATGAAGATGGACTTGATGGCGGAACATTTGATACAGATACAACACCATATTCAGATGGTGATGATGCTGATGGTGGTGATTTCACATTCAGCGAGAGTACCCATTATAATGGCGGTACTTTTACTGATGTTGAAGATTATCATATAATTCAATCTTATAAAGATTTTCAAATGGGTACTTATGATATTTCCATAACTGGAGTAAGAGTTATCAATGATAAA